ATGGTAATCTCTGGTTCAGGTATTTGCACGGTGTTTTCTCCTGTTAGTTGTTGCTTACATTGACCCCGCCGTCACAAGCGGGGTCTTTTTTTGCTTACTTCTTAGCCCACGGTGGCGCAGACTTAGCCGGTGCAACCTGCATTACCGTCGCGTTTTTTTCTCCTAATGGAATGTGAGCTGCAAAGGAAGCAGGCCCAACAGGCTTAAACGGTGCAACCGCAGCCGGTGTCACGCCGCCAAAAGATTTGTAACCCTTGATCTCATTCCCGGCGTACTCACCAGTCTTGACCACCAGCTTGATGCCCAGGTTGCCGCCAATCAGTTGGTCGGTGTCGGTCACCTTTGCCAAGCCAATGGCTCGCATGATCTCGCCCAACTGCTGGCGTCCGATCTCCTCGGCCTTGGTGCTGGCGTTCTTGATGTTCAAGTTGCCGAACACCACGCGCCCCTGATGCGACGGCCCGGTGATGGTGTACTTGCAGGCAATGTACTTGCCGTCGCCTGCCTTGGTAGACTTAATCTCAGCGCCCGTAATGCTGGCGTTATACCAACCTTCGGGCAGTGGCTCAAAGTTGCTAGTGTTGCCTTTCGGCAAAGTGTCGAGGGTAAATTCTTCGTCAAGAAAAGCCATGATTAATCCTTAGTGATAGTGAAAGTGGGGCGTCCAGGGGTGGACGTAATAGCACCAAGCAGCGGCCCGGTCACAGCGTCAGCAGCCGCGCCCCAAGCCTTTGCATTGATCTCGGGTTTCCAGCGAAAGAGGCTGGACAGGTGTTCGCTCAGACCGGCTTCAGCAGCCAACATCTGGAGTTTGTCAGCGTCGATCTTCTTGTTGATTCGGCCCTCGGTCTTGATGACGTAACCGTCAATGGCGTGTTTGACAGTGCCATCCAAGTCTTTAGGGATGGCAAAGGTTTCAACCATCAGGTCTTCTAGTTCCCGGCGCTCGGCAACTGCCGTGGCTTCTAATTTTTTGGCGTCAAGCCAACGTTGATATAAAGTGTTCATTGGGTGTACTCCAGTGCTTGCAGTTTGCTGATCTTTTCGTTGATCTGGTGGATTGATTTGTGGAACGCTTCTTGCGCCTTTTCTTTTTCGACCTGCAGTGCCGCAATCTTTTGCGCGGTGGGATCGTAGTTTTCAGGTATGTCAAACTCAACATCCTGTTCGCAAACAAACGTCATTGATTCAGTGTCAGCAGTGCGAAAACTGAAAGCTGTCCAACTGCCTGTAGTCTCAAATGAGTACTTAGAAAAGTACACGTACATCCGGACGATCTTTTTCATGCCACGCCGCCAATCTTGTTGATGATCTCGCCCAGGTCAGGCGCTTCCCAGCCACCCAGCTTGCCGCTACGATCCTTCGCTAGCCACAGGCCGTCGCTGTCGCACATCAGTGCGCGTTGAGTGTTGCCCTCGGCATCCTTCTCAACCCGCAGCGCAAGCACCTCGTCGAAAAAGTAAGGCAGTGCCTGCCCGGTCTTAATACCCGGCATGGAAGGCGAATACAGCACCCGGCCCATTTCATCCTGAGTCTTCTCCAGCTTGGCTGTCATCAGAACATGGCGTCCAGGCAGGTCACGGAAGGCCCGAATGATGTCGGCCATCTGTTCCTGCATTGCGCCATAGGCAGCCCTTGGGTCTTTGTTGACCTTTTTCTCATGGTTCAAACAGACCTCCGCAATCTCCGAGATGCTGTCTAGCGCCACTGACTTGTGGTCAGAATCCGCAACCCAGGCGTAAGCCTCGCGCAGATCGTCCATGCTGGTGATTTCAAGATACGGCAAATCAGCGTCTTGGATAGACAGCAACCCACCCTCTGCTGACAGTACCACGGGATGCGGTAAAGTCTTGATCAAGCTGGTCTTGCCAGCCCCTGCTTGCCCGTAGACAAGCAGCTTGACACCGTTGGCTGCAAGGCCGCCGGTGCGTTTCAACAAAATAGCCATGTTGGCTCTCCTAGTTTGCGCTTCCGTCTGTAACTCAGTTCGAAGCGTGGCTAGATCATAGCATAGTTCTGTGCTACAGTGTCAACAACTTTATTACGAAAGATGGAAAAGATGAGTGACCCCTTCAAAATCAACGAACCAACCTGCATCAGCTTCAGTGGCGGCAGGACAAGCGCCTATATGCTTTGGCGTGTTTTACAGAGCAATGGAGGGCTACCGGCAGAGGCCGTTGTGTGCTTTGCCAACACCGGCAAAGAGGACGAGGCAACCTTGCGGTTCGTGCGGGACTGCGCGGTGAATTGGGGGGTGCCGATTGTTTGGCTGGAGTATTTGGCCTACACCGATGACGAACCACGCTTTAAGGAAGTTACGTTTGAAACAGCCAGCCGTGATGGCGAGCCGTTTGAGGCGTTGATTCGCAAGCGCGGCTATGTTCCAAACCCGGTGGCGCGATTTTGTACTGTGGAACTAAAAGTCCGCACCATCCACAGGTACTTAAAGTCTATTGGCTGGACGGAGTGGGATTCAATGCTTGGCATCAGGGCAGACGAACAGCGTCGGCTTGCCAAGATTGGTAATCAGGACTACGGAAAGCATGAAGAAAAGCAGGCCCCATTGGGAAGCGCAGGCATCACAAAAGAGGATGTTGGCGCATTTTGGCGAAGCCAGCCATTTGACTTGGGCCTGCCAAACAACAACGGCGTGACCATGCATGGCAACTGTGATCTGTGCTTTCTTAAAGGTGGCGCACAAATACTTTCACTAATTGCAGAAAAGCCAGAACGTGCAGTATGGTGGGCGAAAATTGAGGCGTTGGCGTTGGCGTCCAAGCCAAGCGGGGCGCACTTTCGCACAGATCGCCCATCCTACGCACAAATGCTCAAGTTCTCACAAGAGCAGCGGGATATGTTTGACCCTAACGAAGAAGCCATAGCCTGCTTCTGTGGAGATTAATTTTCATGGCAGACCTCTCAAATATTCTCGGTGGCCCTTGGTCGCCACCCCCTCAAAAGCACGTTGATGCACCTGACATTCAACTCAAAGACGCCATGCTTGGCGCAGGGCTAAAGCCACCAGATGTGATCTATCTGGACGGCAAACTGCACCGCTTCAATAGTGGCACCAAGGGCGAAAAGGGCCACGACAAGCCGGGTTGGTACGTAGTCTTTAGTGATGGCGTACCGGCAGGGCGCTTTGGCTGCTGGCGCTCTGGGTTTGAATCCAGTTGGAAAGCAGACATTGGCCGCAGCCTGACGCCGGTGGAGGAGATGGCGCAGTCCCGGCGACTGGCGGAGGCCAAGACCCAGCGGGACGCCGAGGTGAAAAAGGCGCGTGAGGTAGCGGCCAACACCGTCGATCTTATCTGGTCGCAGGCAGGGGCAGCAAGCCCAGAGCATCCGTACTTGCAACGCAAAGGCATCAAGACGCATGGCGCAAGAATAACGGGTGACGGCAGGCTAATGGTGCCGTTGTACAACTCAGACGGCGAACTCTCCAGTATCCAGTACATTGACCATCAAGGCGGCAAGCTGTATCACCCTGGTGGACAGACCGGCTCAATGTATTGGTTGGTCGGCAGCATGGATGACGCCACCACGCTCTACATTGCCGAAGGATTTGCGACAGCCGCCACCATTGCAGAAGTGACAGGCCAGCCCTGCGCGGTGGCTTACAGCGCCAGCAACTTGGTGCCGGTGACGGGCATTCTGAAAGAAGGCCACCCGACGCTGGACATTTGCATCGTGGCTGACCATGACGCAAGTGGAGTGGGGCAACGCTACGCCGAACAGGCCAGCGCCAAGTATGGGGTACGCATGACAACACCGCCCGTCCTTGGTGACGCCAATGATTACGTCCAAGCGGGGCATGACCTGGCTCTGTTGCTCAAGCCGCCTGCACCAGTGACAGACTACCTAATCCATGCCGACGGCTTTTCAGCGCAGCCTGCGCCTATTTCGTGGCTTGTGAAGCACTGGATACAGGACAAGGCTTTGGTCATGGTGCATGGCCCCAGCGGTGGCGGTAAGACTTTCGTAACGCTGGACTGGATGCTGCACATTGCATCAGGCAAAGCCACTTGGTTTGGTCACAAGGTTAGGCCTGGCAATATGGTTTATCTTGCTGGCGAGGGCCATCACGGCTTGCGTTCACGTATTGCAGCCTGGAAGCATAAGAACAACGTCAGTAACCTGAATATGTGGGTCAGCAAGTCGGGCGTAGACCTCAACACTGCCGAGGGCTACCTGAAAGTGGTGGAGGCTATACGGGCGCTCAAGATCAAGCCTGATGTGATTACGGTAGACACCTTGCACCGCTTCATGGCCGGTGATGAGAACAGCGCTCAAGATGCCAAGACTATGCTGGACGCCTGCGCGGCCCTCATGCAAGAGTTTGGCTGCACTGTCATTCTTGTTCACCATACAGGCGTCAGCGAGGAAGCCCAACATCGGGCGCGAGGCTCATCTGCATGGCGTGGAGCCTTGGACATTGAAATTAGCGTCATACCCGCCAAGGGCGACAAGTCCATTGAGATCGTCCAGCGCAAGAGCAAAGACGCCGAGATGGCAGCGCCGGTCTATGTTGACCTGGAGTCGGTGGCAATACCCGGCTGGTTTGATGAGGATGGCGAGGCCGTTTCCAGCGCGGTGGTGATTAAGGGTGAAGTGCCGGAAACTAAGCAGAAAGATAAGTCGCTGGGGTTTGCCGACTTTGAGAAAGCCTGGTGGTCTTCAGGCGCAGAAGAGCGAGGCGGCGCACCCTACCTCACCAAGTCAGTGATGCGCGAGTATGCGGTTGCCAATGGCATTTCAACATTTGCCGGGGCAATGGCAGCCGGTTCCCGCCGAAACCTGATCGATGGCAAGAACGCCCGGTACATCATCAATCTGTTGGACGCCAAGTTGATTGAAGTTCATGAGAACGGTTGGATTGTGATCGATCCCGGTACAGCATCAGGAATGATGTTGAAGAAAGATTCAACATAACAATTAACTGTGCTAAACTTCTTGACATGAATAGACTAACCCAACTCAAAGCTAAGTTGAGGGCTGCACAGGCCGAACTTGCAATCCGCACCCGGACGCACAACAGTGCGAGTCGGGCTTACAACAAGGTGACTGCCCATATCACCGAACTGGAGAAACGCATTGCTGACCTGGAGAAAATTTCAAAGTAACCTGCCCAACTACAGCGAGGCTGACTTGTTGGCTTTGCTGGATGAGGAACGATTGAAGCACCGTAGAGTGACTATGCTGGAGCGTATCCACCAACGCTACTGCACCATGAGAGCCAATCGGGAACGGTTGGAGATTTTGAAAGAAGGAAAACGACCATGACCCTAATGCAACAATTTAAGAGGATGACCCGTCGCTTGACGCCAGTTGAGATGGCGGCTACTGAACTTGCAGAGGCTGAACTGCACCGCCTGGAAGCTCACAGTGCTATGGAATACGCCAGCAGTGTGGTGTCCTACGAAGACGCGCGTATCAAGCGATTGAGGAAGTTCTTAGCAGACGCGGAGAAGGCAGTATGAGCATCTGGCCCTTCCCAACTGAACTACCGCCTAACCGGCCTGTACCGCCAATGCCTTTCAACCCTGCAAACCATGAAGAGAGTCCGCTATGAGTATTTTGGAAGAGATCAAAGTCAATCGCACACCGACTCACATGGTGCGTACCCCGAGCCTCACCTTGAGCCGGGAAGCTCGGCAAAGCATGGGTAAGTACACCGAGCGCAAGAAGCTGGCTGGTGAAGTCAAAGCAGCAGAGAACGACCTGTGGCAGCGCGGCCAGTACAAAACGGGTGACGGCGACTACACCGCACAGGTGCCACGCGAGGGTAGCTTGAGGGCGTTCAGCTTGCCGAGCCGGGGGAATCGGACATGACACCAAACACAGGTGGTCCGGCGTTTCCTACGAGGCACACCGGCACAGGCATGACCCTGCGCGATTACTTCGCGGCCAAGGTGATAGTCCAATTCCTTGAGGTTTGCTCCACCCATACGCGGGCGGCTGAAGAAGCCTACGCAATGGCAGACGCCATGCTGAAAGCGAGGGAAGCATGAACGACCACAACCAAGACGACGAGATCGAAGACCTCTACAAACCCGACTGGCTTGCACTCAGTCTTGCGGTAGCGATCACCACGATCTCACTTGCTGCTTTTTGTTTCCTTGTGGGGTACTTGACATGACTGACCTAAGACAAGCCGCAATGCTGGCGCTTTCGGCTATTGATTTGTACCAAGGAAATGAACACTGCGAGAATGCGTTCTTAGCAGCGGGAGATGCCCTCCGCACCGCACTGGAGCAGCCAGAGCAGGAGCCGGTGGCGATACCTGACTGCGGAGAAGCCGGACACGCTGACGGAGCCTGCGGCACCAGCGAGTGTTTGCCAAGTTTTAGGCGCAAAACCACCCCACCCGCAGCACAAGCTGCACCTGTGCAGGAGCCGGTGGTGTTCTATCGTTGTAATGGTTGCGGTCATGCGTATGAGCAAGTGCATCCAACAAGCTGCGACTGCATGGGCGCTGGCGGGTTTGATCGGGTTGAGTATTTCACCACCCCACCCGCAGCACAGCGCCCGTGGGTAGGGCTGACGGATGAGGATGTAAACCGAGAGTCTGCCCCGATTACTTCACAAATGAAGCTGGCATTTCACGCTGGGATGTATGTAGCCCAAAAGATTCTACAGGAGCGCAACACATGAGCATCAAAGAGATTATTCAACAACTGCGCGTAACGATGGATGACGCCAGAGGGCAAGAATCACATTTTGATTCTTGGTTAACTCAAAACGAAGGTATCTGCCAAGCAATTGATTCGCTGAAAATTCTTGACACCACACCCGCAGCACAGCGCCCGTGGCAGGGGCTGACGGAGGAGGATTGGGATCATATTGACAACACGAATGGCACATCACAGGACACGTTTATACAAGGCGCTGCATGGGCAGCGGCGAGACTGAAGGAGCGCAACACATGATCACTGAAGACGATGAATTCAGGCGCATCGAGCGCGAGATCAAGTGGCGGAAAGAGAAAGCTGACGCCGAACTTATGGTGGTCTACTCATTGAGGCTGACCAAAAGCCAGCGCATCAAGCTACTACAACTAGGTGGGCCGCAGTGGATAAGGAATCAGATTGAACGATCTGCCTAACTTCTCGGCCTGGGAGCGTCAGACGCTGGACAGGTTCGCCCTGGACGCTTACCTGAGACTTCAGCAGCAGCAGGAAGCACTTGAGCAGCTACGCCAAGACTTGCGGGATGCCATGAACTTGCTACGCAAAAACCCGAGTTCCCTGTCGGTCGATAACTAACGCTTGGAGCCGAGGCTTGTCGCTGATGCTGATGTGCGTCCAGGCGTCATACTCGCGGATGATCTGATCAAACGGCAACTTGGCTGCGATGATCGTCCTCACAACGGCATCAGGAGCCATCCCAGGCACTCGGAAATCACAGGCTAGTCCTTGCCTATGCTGGGAGGTATCTTTGCTGCCTACAGCGTCATTTACGGCCTTGCTGCGAAAGGCTGAGTTGATCATTATGGGCTTGCCGCCCAGTGTAGTTTTGACAGTCTCCAGAAACTCAGCCAATCTCTGAAGGTTTGCCAGTTCCTGCGCGTTGGGGGTGTTGTCTAGACTGCGGTGATCAGTGTGCGTTAACTCTGCAAGTGTGAAATGCGGGGTCATTTTTTGCTCAACAAATCAGTTTTGGCTTGGCTGCCAGCAGAGGAACCAAAGTAGTAAGCAATGATGCCCGTCCAGGCTGTACCAAGACTGCCCAACATCATCAGGATAGCTGGGTTGGCGCTGTCAATCTTGTTGAAGAACATCATCACCATGATGCTAAAGAATCCAATGGTGACAGCGCCAGCAAGCAATGGCGGCATCATTGAGCGAGTCGTGGCCTGCATATCTCTTGCGCTCTTGCGGTCTTCAACCTCTAGCTTTTCAAAGTTCAAGCCAAGTTCTTGCGCCTGCTTTTGGAGTTCAATCTCAGCCAGCTTGACTTGCGCGATCTGGTCGGCGGTTAGCTTGTTGTTGCTGATTAGGTCACCTACCTTTGCTTCATCCACGCCAATCGCCTTGGAGATAGCAGACACAGCCATGCCAGCCAGGGGGCCACCAAGCGCCGTGGCAATCGTTGGTGCAATCTGTTTAAGCCAGTCCATTATTTCTCCAATAAAAATGACAAGTTTGCATGGCGAGGATACTGCACCACTCGCTCACCCTCTGGGCATTTGTACTTGATCGTTGCCAACAAAGTTGCTGCTCCAGGCGCAATCTTCTCTTTTCGCACCATCGTTAACTGGTAGGTAAACGTATCAATCTGTGGCCCTGCTGGGCCGCTGAATTTGCTTGCTGTTGTCGTTGCTTCATGCACCATCCCAGCGGCATCTCGGATGCTTGGCGTAAAACTCTCCACTGAGCAATCATCACGCTTTTTGATTCGGGCCACTGTGACGTTGATGGGCTGTCCAGCGGCTGCTGTAATCTTAAAATGCTCTGGCGCCCACTCCAATATAGCCCGGTCAAACCAGCCAAACTTGTCTGCCAAGGTGTAACCGCCGCCAATGGCTGCAATGCTGGCCGCGACTGCTCCAATGGCCTTGGTGACGTCAATCATTTCTTCCAAAACTGTACAAGCGAGAACACCACCGCAACCGCCGCCCATATGCCGACGCCACGGTTAACCCACTGATCGACTTTGCGGTCAACGCGCTGCAACATGGCATCTTGCACACTTAGCTGCGCTTCAACAGCACCGATACGGACACCTTGGTTAGCTTGCCGTTCTTCAATCAAGATCAGCTTGCCCACAGCGTCGGTCAGCTTGTCAACTTTGCTTTCAAGGCGACGGAAGTCATCGTCAGTCATCTGAATGTCCCGTTGTTGATAGCGTCCAACAGACGCTTGCCGTACTTCTCCACCGCCGCCTTGGTGATGACGTACTCACCGCCCTGTAACGCCCCGTAGCCGTCATCTGGAGCAGGCGCACGGCCCATCAGACGGTCGGGCGTAACCATGCCGCCTTGGTTGTAACCCAGATCAGAAGCAGATTCAGGACTGCCGCCAAATTCACCAGTGCCAACGCCGCCACCAAAACCGCCACCAGCGCCAGCAGGACTGCCACCAAATCCGCCGCCAAAAGTGTCCAAAGCCGTTCCGGTAACAGATGGCTGCGACACTGGTGAACTCATAGCTTCATAAGCCATAGGGGCCAAACCCGTCCCAGTAATGCTTGGTTGCTCCATTGGGCCACCAACGGTAGGGCCACTAAAGCCTAGCCTGTCGCCGCTGTCATCAACGTAATTATCAACGGTTGGAGCATCGTACAAGCCTTTCTCACTAGCCTGAAACCCCTGCCTAGCCACATCCATCGCCGCATTCGCAGGCGCAAGCTGAGACTTGTCATACTGAGACATGGCGTAGCTGGCTAAATTTCCAATATTAAGCGCCTTACCAACACCGGGAACCATGCTAAGACCAAAACGCGCCCCTGGCGACATATTGTTATAGAAATCCCGAAAGCTAGACCTATCTTGCGCGGGGCCTAGCCCCATTGGGCCAGATGGCGGGGTGTTACCAACACCTTGATAGCCCTCGCCACCCATCATGTTCTGCCGCTGACGCTTACGCAGCATCTCGTTGAAAGCATTGAGGTAGTACATATGTGTTCCTACTGCGTCATGGCGTTTTGGTTCTGCGGCATAGGTTCGGCGCGGCGTGACATTTCATTGCCTAATTGCGCCGCAGCACGGCCATAAAACTCAGGCATTTGATTCATTTCGCGCCCCCGACGCAAAAGCATGGCAGACTCTACCATATCAGCGGCCTTGGCCGGACTGGTCATTTCGCGGGCAATTTCCATTGCAATTTTGTCGTCCATCCTAAGCGCAAGTTTTTTAAACGTATTGTTAAAAATTGTGATTGGGACAGATAAAAAATTAGGCAATGGCAAGCCTATTTCGCGGCCTGTTTCAGTTCCCAACCCGCGCACTTTTATGTCAGTTTTTGCGCCTGCGTCAACAAGACGCTGATAATTGCCTTCGCGCAACAAGTCATCACGAACCGAGTTTACGTGCGACAGTTGTTGAGGTGTAAACCCTTTAGTCAACTCAGAAATTCGTTTTTCAATTGCCAGAGCATTTGAGCCGGGGGGCAGTGGCGGCGCAAGTTTGTTTTGGCTAGACGCTGCAAGCAATTCAATTTTTGCTAAACGGGCTGCATCTTTAGCCACTGCATCTAGTCGTGGGCTAAGGCTCATGCCCGCACCATCCAAAATGCGAATTGGGTCAGCGTATTTCTTTAAAAATTTAGCGTGTGCGTCTGGTGTTACCCGGCCTGCTGCGTCAGTAACCTCTCTGCGGTACAAATCTTCAATGCCTGCCCGTGCTACGCGAGTTGCGTCGGCGTTTTTACCAAACATCGTCACAAACTGCTGGGCTTCCCGTTCACCTTTAGGCTGGAAATAAGTCTTGATTACGTCGTCAGGATTAAGCCGAGGTTCGTTAAGTGATGTTTGCTTGAATAGGTTTGCGTTAACGCCAGTTTTAAACTTAGGCGCGTACTCTGTGCGGTATGTGTCAAGCGCCTCTTTGTACAGTGTTTTTGCATCCGCAGGCAAGGTAGAACTACCATTAACAGCATCGTCAATTGCTTTATGTAGTTTGCCTAAATTTCGGAGCGTAACGGCTGCTGAAGGGTCACTAGACCTAGCTGCGGACGCAATATCAGCGTTAATGGCTTTGCGAACGTCATCAAGTTCTGCCAATGTAACTTCAGGCGCAGGCTTTGAAGGCGTAGCTGTTTTTATGCGGGACGCCACTAAACCAGAACCAATAGGTTTTGCTACAGGCGCGGAGGGCTGTAAAGAAAGCAGCTTAGAGACTGTTGATGGCGCGGTGCTTGGGTCAAACGTTGACAGCTTACGACCAAGAATAGATTCGGCCTCGTCGATCACGTTTGTGACGTTAATCTTGGCATCGCCAGCCGCCGCAAACGCTCGGTTGTACGCAGGTTCGGTAATTGTTGCTTTAGCCGTTTGTTGTTCAGCCTTGGCCGCATTAAGCAAAGTTTGCCCTGCATCACGTTGGCTTACCGAAGTTAAGCCTCTGTCAATTTGCTGTTTGATCCTATCTGCGGAAGATTTGAACTTTGCTTCAGCGCGAGTTTGTTGAGCCAATCGTGCTTGATTTGTTTGCGCCGCCATATCGGCATAAGTGTCGGTCATGGCAGGAACTTCTAACGCTTTGGCTTGTAGCGTAGAAAACCCCGTGCTGCCTGCTGGCGATGCAACTTCACCTGCTGTTGGGGCAGCGCCAGGAACGGCTGAAGGTCGGCCCCTTAGAGCGTTAACAATGTCGTCGCCTTTGTTGCCAATGGCTTTAAGGTAAGTATCCAACTTGATGTTACCCAACTTGCTGCCGTATTCCATAGCTTTGCCAACCGCAGGCGCAATAAGGCCTCGCCCCGCAGCTTCTTCAGATGCACCCACGAGTACATTTTTTGCTTGACGAACAGCGGATTCAGACAGCGTTTCTGGCGCAGCGTTGCCTGCGGCCAGACGCATAAGTTCTTTAGCGCCTGCGTAACCAGCGCCAGACCCAAGCACCATGCCCGCCGGGCCAGCGGGTATGCCTAATGCCCCGCCGCCAACAGTGCCCAAGGCTTCAACAGTAGGCGCTATAAATTCCGCAATTGCTTGCCTGCGGGTTGGTGCAGAGTTTTGCCGAGCCGTGGCCGCAGGAACTGGCCCGCCATAGCCCGGTATTTGTTCTACTAGAGATTTAGGTTGTGCAGGCGCAGCGCCAAATGTCTGAGCAGCAAACGATTCAATTTGAGCAGGCGTTGCATCATCTGGCCCTTCAAACACATGAACCGCGCCATCCGGGCCTTGAACACGGTATTTAGTAGCCATTATTTGCTTTCTTTACCAAGATATTTGAACCCGCTAGTGCCTTGTGGGGCCGCCGCAGCCGCAGGCGTCTTGGTCTTAATTGCTGATTTTGGCGGGGGAAGATTAGAAAACTGAGGGAACCTTTCAAAATCTTCACCAAATTGTCGTTGATACCCATCTTGAATGCGTTCCATCGCACCTTTTGCTTGCAATTCAACTAAATCTAATTGATTTAAAAGTGGCCCCGTACCTTTTACAGGATCAATATTTGCAATTTGATCAGAGAGAATTTTCCATTCTACGGTAGCAATTGATCCAATAGCGCCGCTAGCCGCCGCCGCCGCTTTACCAAGCGCGGTAACTTTGCCTTTTAAGTTGGCTAATCTTACGTCGGCAGATGCGGCTGCGCCTTCAGAAAAAGATGGTAACTGGCCTGAAAAGCCAGTTGCGCGAGACAAGCCAGGCTCAGATTTTACAAACAGTATGGAATCAAGAACATCTTGAGTTGTTTGCAAAGCACCTTGAGCATTCTTAAATTCTTTTCCAAGCGTGTCTCGACGCTTGGTTTCTTGCGCGGCAGTTAGCGGCTTGGGTTGTGCTGCCGGTGCCGCTGGGCCAGCAGAGCGTTCTTGCGATTGCGCCAACTGCGCTTGTGATGGCGAAATATATTGTTGCGTCTGACGGTCAAACACTAGCCGTCCTACAGGCACAAAACGATCTGACATCGTAGGGTTGGCAACTTTTAGAGATGCTTCATACTCTTTTGACAACCGGGTTACCATTGCTTTCGCGCGGGGGTCAGATGACTCGCTAAGAGTGTCAATTTCAAAAGCTATTTCTTGAGGTGTTCTACCACCAATTGCAGGCGCAACCATTGCGTTAGCTTGATTCTGGTTTGGCATCATTTGGTTAGAGCGCACTGGAGATGTTACCGCGCCACTAGGTTGTAAACCGGCAGGCGCAGCAGCCATGCCAGATGGGCCACCCTTAACTCTTGCCAAAAGGTTTTGAAACCCTTTTTCAGACGCTTGGCTTTCAATAAACTTGTCAGCGCCTTTGGCTTCTCTTAGCAAGTAAGCCTGAAAAGCAGTAGGCTCGTCAGGAACTTCAGCCAAGTCTGCTTCTACGCTGCCAAACTGTTGACTAATCCGTCCCAGATACGGGTCGTTATGTCGCGCCCGGACAATGGCACGGGCCTCGTCTGGAGTACGAGCGCGGAGCAGCGCATCACGGGAAGCCAGTGTTCGTTGTGTGACCATCGCCGCATCAGCCGCTCGCTTTTTATCAGCCTGACCAGCGGCAAACTCCTGCTGGCGCATACCAAACTCTTGCTGGGCCTGCGCTGCTCTCTGCTGGGCCATTGCATTGGCCTGCATTTTCTCTTGGCCTTGCGAGTAGCCCTCAAAGAAATTTGTCGGGCCACCTTGGTCAAGAACTCCAAAATTAAGTGCCATGATATGTCCTTAACCGTAGTTATATGGGTCGATAAAGTTAACACCCATTCTTTGGTTGTATTGGCCGGGGCCGTAAAAACCACTGACTAGGCTGTTAAAACCACCAGACCCAAAGGCTTTTCCAATGTCGCCGTAAGCCGACTGCCTAGCGCGTTCGCCAGCTAGCATAGCGTTGCCAGTGTTATAGCCTTGGTTGGTCATTAAATTCCCAGCGTTAGTCGCGTAGTTTTGACCGGCAGTGCCGATTTGAGTGCCTGCTGTTTGGCCTACATCAGCAAGCCCCGCCAAACGGTTGTAGCCAGTGTTGGAACGCGCTACGTCAGCGTTGTAGCCTGTTAAAGCGCGGTTGTAGGCGTTGCCGTATTCTTGCGCTCCCATGTCCTGCCCATAGCGCGTAGCTGCTCGTAAAGCACCGCCAGAGATCAGGCCGCCACGGGCTGCTGCTTGTCGGTCAATTGCCCTTTGGCCTTCTGCAAGCCTAAACGCATAGCCTGGGTCAGCTTGGTAGTCACTTGCGCCAAACCTAAACGCCGCTGGTTGTGCAAACGCGCCACTCTGCATTTGAGCTAGTGCGTTGGTGCCTGCTGCCAATCTTGGTTGTTGTCTAGCAACGCCTTCCTCGTACATCCGCCTTTGCAGTGCCAATGCTTCGGAAGATTGAGCGTTGGCTGCATTGGTAGCTTGTTGAATAGCACCCGTTGCCCCACCGCCTGTGGCTTCTTCAAGACCGCCACCAAGTGCAGCACCCGCAGCAGCGCCTGATGCACCACCAAAATAATATCCCGCCGCAGCGCCTAATAGTTGACCCCAACCCATAATCGTTCTCCTTGTTACCCAACCTAAGTCGCAGGAGTTTGCGCTGTAAGCAAACCGTTTGTAAAAGTCATGCTGCCGTCTGCGCCGAGTGCAGTCAGTTTAGCAGTCACAATTGTGGCGCTAACGCCAGCGGTAGAAGTACCTGTCCCACCGTTGGCTATGGGCAGGATACCACTGACTTGCGTAGTCAGACTCACCCCACTCAGCGTACCACCAAGGGTCAAGTTGCCTGCTGTGGTGACTGTGCCTGTCAGCGTGATGCCATTGACCGTGCCAGTACCGCCTACGCTGGTCACTGTGCCAGCACCTAGGTTGGCTCGGGCTGCTGCGGCTGTTGTAGCGCCAGTGCCGCCGTTGGCTATTACCAATGTGCCTGCCAGCACCACCGCACCAGTTGTTGGGCTGCTGGGCGTAAACCCAGTTGTTCCTGCGCTGAAACTTAACAGGCCGCTGGATGCCACGGTTATCGTCCCAGCGCCGTTGGTCACGGTGATGCCAGAGCCAGCCGTCAAGGTGTTGAGCGTGTAGCCCGTGCCGTTGCCGATTAGCAGTTTGCCGTTGGTCGGAATTGTGCCCAGCCCCGTGCCGCCGTTGATTACTGGCGTGATGCCGAGGCCAGAGCCGGTGATGGTGTAGACGTTGTTCAGCCAACGAAACCATTGGGTCGTGATCTGCCCGTCTTGGGTAAAAGCAACCCGAGGCGCAGGGATTTGGGTGATGTCTGCCATATCAACTTGACGTTGGACTCAGCACCAACTCAGCGCCCATGATGGCAATCTTTACCGGGTCAGTGCCGCTGACCTCGTAGACCCGATCCCTGGACGAACCAAGCCGCCGCCAAAACGTGCGGTAGCCGTACTCACCGATCTTGCCCATGCTAGTCCAATGCTCACTTGACCAAGTGTGACCGCTATCGTCGCTCCAACGCAGCATGACCTGCGGGTCATAGCCTGGTGTGGCTGGGAATTGCTCAGTAACAATTTCAGCGCCAGCCGTATCAGGCCCAGAATAAGCAAAGGTTACTAACGATTCAAAACCATCGCCAGCTTCGGTAGTAATCTCAAGGCCCGACTCGGTTGCCAGATATTCCCAATCAAACTCAGCAATCAGTTGGTAGCTTGGCCCTGCTGGTGGGACGTTTGCCGACTCAGTAAGGATGCCGTCAGCCGTTTGCTCTGGTGTAACGCCCAGCCCTACGCCTGTTTCAGCGTCAAGTTGCAAGGTGTGGTGGGCTGTGCGTTTTAGGTTGTTCTGGCCTGACGGCAGCGCCCTCCATGAGCGCAGCCACTTTTGGATGCCGCCGTTGTCAGCGTACACATCCAAGTCAAAAGCGTAGATGTTGCCGTTAACGTAGTCACCAACCACAATTTGGCTGTTGAACGCTATCTGGCAGTTTGACCTGTGGCGCATAAACAAGCCATTGTCAAACCCAGCACGTTCGTGCCATGCCTGCGTAGACACATCGTAGACCCAAGTAGCATTGCCAGTGGGGAATGTCAGCACATAAAAAGCATGGCCTTCTTGCTGGTAGGTGTAGGCAATTGCGTCAGAAATGTCGCCGTACTGGGCAATGGCAAACTCAATGGCATGGGTGCTGACCCGAGTGCCGGTGTAGCCATTGGCCCGGTAAACGATGCCTTGGCCTCGCGCATCTGCGCCTAGCCAGAAGATGCCGTTGTCCAGCTTGGCAACAGAGAAGGTTGCAGCGCAGCCAATCTCATTGAACGCACCCTGGATCCGAGTCATAGGGAAGTCGGCGGCGCCAGAGTCGTACCAGACCTCGACTGAGTTAGTGCCAAACAGCCAAATCTGCCCGTGGTCAATGATCATACTGACCAAACCGTCAGGCGAACCCTCGGCGCTGGCGAAGTCAAGCGGGTCAACGGAGGATCCGTCCAGCAGTTGCGTTACCCAGAATACCTGGCTGTTTGGTTGGATGAAGACAAAGTATCCGTCTAGGTAGCCAACTACCAACGCGCCAGCAAAGTCAACGTCAGTGATCTGGGCAAAGACTGCCGTGCTGCTGTTGTAGATGTAACCCGGCCCATTGGCTGCAATGAACAACTGAGTGCCGTTGTCGCTCATGCTGACCGGGCCAGTGCCTGCTACCGTGCCGCGCAAGGTGGCTACATAGGCCGTGGTGAGGCTGTAGAGTTCCGTGCCACTAACCACATAGGCAACGCCGTTAAACGTCCACAAGCCCCGTATTGGCCCTGTCCCAACCGTTGCCAGCAAGTCAAGCCCAGGCGCCCGGTTTAGAAACCCGCCTGTCTCTCCTCCGTCTGGGACGACTTCTGGGAAAAGGTTGACCATCCTGTTATCCGCAGCATTAACGCTACGGGCAACATAGGCGCTGCCCAATATAGGCGTTTTCATTACGCAGCTACAGCCTTGATAACGGCAAAGTTAAAGACCGGCGTTTCAGTAGTAGTGCCGCCAGTGGTGCGGAATGTCAGGTTAAAACTCCCTGCTGCCACTGCCGTAACCATCAGGTCGTACAGATCCGTTCCTGACTTTTGGTTCAAGATGATGACATCTGTTGCCGCTACAGTGCTGTTGGTCACGGTAAAGGTTGCCGCAGTCGTTGTTCCTGCTGCGCTAAATAAGGTGATTGCGCCTGTGGTTTTGTTCAGCGTTACACCTGTGGTGCGGCTGGTTGCTTGGGTAACAGTACCGCCTGCGCCTGTTGCGTAGCCAACGCCTGCCGTGCCAGAGGATGTAATTGCGCCCGTTGCTGCCAAACTCGTTCCGGTGGCTGCACCAATTACTGGTGTCACCATGACCATGCTGGTCGATGTGCAGGCCGAAATGACGCCACTGGCAACCGTCCCCAACGCAGGCGTCACCAATGCAGGGCTGGTAAACAGCAGGGTCTTGCTGATGCTCTTGGTTGTGCCAGATTGGACAAACGGAACAATGTCAGCAGCGTTGATGACGGTAGCAACGGGCAGACCGGAGATGGCAACGGTAGTCATGATTAAAAGTTCCCAGCGTAGATGTTGTAGCGTTGACGATTGGCAACAATGCCGTAGGGCATTGCCATCACATCGTCAGGGTTGTTGATGCGCTTGATGTTGCGCTTGGAGGTCATGGCAATGCGCGAGACTTGGGGGCTTGGCTCGACGCCAAACTCAGCGGCAATCTCACAGGCTAGATTGAACCTAAAACATCGTAGGTAGCCTGGAGGGAAAGACAGCGTAGTCGCCAGCACTGCTGGCTGCGTCAATTCCTCTACCGACACGATGTGCCATTCCAGTGGCGCAGTAGGCACAGGGTACACCGTCATCGTAATGTCGGGGTAGCCCATGTTGACGTACAGCACCTGCGGGTAGGTGCTGGTTGTATTCTTGACAGCAATGCCGTTGTACTGCTGCTCGTTGATTATCTTAATGCCATACGAAGTACCGTTTGAGGTATCTTTGAAGTAGGTGGCATCGTTAACCAAAACAGGCCGATTGCCAACAAAGTTACCTGTCGGGCCTAACGTGCGTGTAGCTTGATTTACAGGCCAAGTGAACACTTGGTCTTGCGTGGTGAACACCGACAAACGCTCAGTGTTCCATGAGTCGATCATCTGGTTGAGCGCCGACAGTGCGTCAGCAGAGGTAGCGGCTGAAGGTGTCTCCGCCTCTGCCAACATCCCAATCAGGCGTAACGCCCCGTTTATCTGGTCGCCAGCAGATGTGGTCATACCTATGCTCCTACGTCAACAACCTCAACTCGGGGTGGCCTGCCACGGGGACGTTTCATTTCGTTCACCGTGACAGGCTCTGCATCTACATCAAACCTCACCCAGCCGTTCTTTTCGTCATAAACGGCTTCTGCTTCCATACACGCAACTTTTGTCCCATGCACGGGGTGACGTAAGTAAATGACTGCCATCTAGCTTACTTCAAAAAGGCCGAGTAAGCAGCATCGCCAGTTTTTACGAAACGGTAAGTGTGTGCGCCATGACGGGCAATTGTTACCGAACCAAAGACCGTGATACCTGTGCCGGTTGTGACCGGAACAGTAGAAGAAGCACCAGAGTTGTTGTCGTTGCAAATGGTCAGTTCAAAAGACGAACCAACTTTTGCGCTTGTGATAGCTGCGTCAAGCAACGCTGCGGTGGGCAGCGTTACAGTCAACGTAGCATCCGAGGCTTTTTTGCAAACAACCAAACCAACTGCCACTTGATCCGCAGTCAAAGTTGTGTCGCCGGTCAAAGTAGTTGGGATGGTTTGAACCCCCATTACTGCTTCAAGTAGGTTGCCGTCACCAAGTTGTTGACCGCCTGCACCATTAGGGAGAGCCATGATAATTTCCTTTCAAATGAGTTAGATCAACCCCACAGACGGCAAGCCATCTGGGGACGAATAGTGCTGAAACCGTACAGTACGTCAATACGGCAAGGCATACGGTCGTTGTTGATGTCGTAAGCACGAACCACACGCATACTGATGCCGTTGTGGTTTGCACGAGCAGCCATGTCAACGCCCTGGGGCATAACGAGGTCAGCAGTAGCAAACGTGATGGCGTCCTTGTGGTAGATCATGTTTTGCGGATAGGCAGTAGACGCCGTACCAACAAAGGTCACGGCAGCGTTGTCAGCGGGAAAGCTGTTAACGGTAGCCAAGGCGCTTGTGCTGGTGTAGATTGGTGGGCTGATTGCCATGTTTGCCAAAGCATTGCTAACGCCAGTTTGTGCGGCGGTCACAACAAATTGCTGTAGCGAACCAGTTGACTCACGGGTCTGTGGGTTAACTGCAAACACGTTTGCAATCGTAAACACATCACCAACAGTCACCGTGTCAGTCGCACCAGTCAGGCCGTCAATGCTGATGGTCGATTGGCCTTGGGTGCTAACAGCACCGTTAACCAAAATCGTACCAGCACGGGAGCCGGTGGTATGAACCTTGATGGACTGGCTCATGTTGATTTCGTCAAAGCCCAACACGCCAGTACCCATCATGCCGTTCTTAAACTGCTTGCTGATGGTGTCGGTAGGATTAAAGAAACCAGACAGGCCGTTGACCAAGCCAGCGTTAGCAGCAGGGTTGACGGTAGCGTAGCGAGGAGCCATACCAGCAGCCGATTCGTTGAGTTTCTGCTGCGCTTGCAACAGAACCAAAGCGGTAGCGGGAGAAGTGCCGGGAGTGCCTACGGTGTTGAAAATGGCTTTGTAGGCATTAGCAACGTCAGCGTCGATGCTGGAGGCCAACTGAGAGATACGGGGCTTGAGAACCCGGTCTGCAAAGTCATCCAACGACAAAGTCAACTCAGCGGTGGTGAAGTTCACACCAATGTGCTTTTGGGTAGAAACCGTCAGCGTGGTGCTTTGCTCGGCATCGTCCTGCACTTGCAGGGCTGCACCGTCAGTCACCAGCGCCCGATCAGGCAGGCGAATACGCAGGGTAGAGCCGATTTTTGCACCACTAACAGCAAAGCTGTCATCGTACTGTCGGTTTACGTTGCGGGTGATTACTAGGTTGTTCTCAAGAATCTCAAGAGCCTTCCGAGTAATCATGTCAATGGTAAGAATACTGTTAGCCACGATTTTTCCTTAGAAAATAAATTAAAACTTTCGCGCCTGCAACGCTTTCATTTGTCGCGCTCTGTCGGCCTCAATCCACTGGCTGGTCGTCATGGTCTTGATAGACCGTGGGTCAGTTGTGTCAAAAGACCCAGAACCCACCCCTCGGGCGGTGACTGGTGAAATCGGTTCAGGCGCACCAGAAGTGCGCTTTTGGACGGGGTTCTCGGCTAACCTAGCCTCAAGCCGTCCAATCTCTTTGGCCTGCAAAATAGGCGCTAGTCGAGAAATACGATCTGCCTCTTTCGGATTTGAGCCAAGGTGATAAACCAAGTCAGGCCCAATGTCCGACGATTGAATCGTCTGTGCCATCACGGTTGTAATCTTCAGGCTGGGGTTGTAGGCAACTTGTTCAAAGTCGCTGTACTTAGCCCTAGCCGTTTCTTCACGCTCGTGATACCCATCAAGAATCTCAGCTTGCTGTTTCTGGAGTTCCCGCTGCTCAATCAGTTTGTAAGCCTTGGCCTCTGCGTAAGCATCAACCGACTCAAACTGATCTTGCGGAGGTAAGTCCACTGCCACTGCTGGCGCAGGCTGTCGCTCTCGTTCCCACTTTCGCTGCTCTCTTGCGAGGCGTTTACCAATAGCGGCGTCAAGTTCCTCTTGCGAGAAGGTCTTAGCTGCTACTTCCGGCGTTTCAACTACAGGTTCTGGAGTAACCGCCGTGGTTTCCAGTTCCGGCGCGGGGGCTAATTCCGCTACTTGCTCTACTTCTGACATTTTTGAATCCTAAGATTCCCTGGTTTGCCGAACCAGTACGGGGCTATCATACCAAAAAATTATTTTGCTGCACGTGCCTCAACTTCATACGGGTTATTCCAATACCCGTAACGCAACAGCCAGTAGCTGTACTTGAACAAATACACCAGCTTGCCATCACGCTCCATCTGCTCTAGGTGCTTGCGCTCATGCCGTATCAGGGCTTCGTGTTGCTCGTAGCCTGGAACCATGTAAATCATATTCCAAAAGCTAGTCCAGCCCTTGAACCCGCAAAGATTCATGTAGAGCAGGATTGGGCCTTTGGCGGTGCGTATCATGGTTAATGGTTAAATTATTCTAAAAAATTTCGTCGTTATTTTTTTGTAGCAAAAAACCACCATTTTCAAGCAAAAGAACATTTTGTGTTACATATTGACTTGACAACGGAACAACTTTGGGGCGTGAATTAATATAGCTTAACACACCACTTGTTATAGATGCTCTGACTGCTTTTAACATGATTGTCCTTATTTGTCAGCCAGTGCAGATGTGGTCATCTCACGCAGGGCAACCCAATAATTTTTAGACTTAAAACGCTGAATGATGGCATTCATGCTGTTACCCAAGGCAGGCCGGATTCTTGCACGGGGTTCTTCTGCGCGTCGATCTGGCTTTGCAGGCTGGCTTCCACGGTGTCTTTACCCAAGGCTTCTTGCACCCAACCCACCACAACGGCCTGCGTCAGGTCATCGTAAGGGATGTAAGTCTCGCCAGGTGTCTGCGTGTAGTTGATGGCCCCATAGGTGTTTGCACTGAACTTGTCTTCCACACCATCCACGTTGTAATGCACGGTGACAACAAAGCCGTCAGAGGTGAGGCGATCTAATTGGTTAATTGCCCAGAGGTAGGTGGTCATAATAATTTCTTAGACAGAGGTGACGGTCTGCCAAGCAGCGCCGGAATAAACACAGAGTTTTGCAAGAGTTGTATCAAACACCATCAATCCTGCTGCGGGACTAGCAATTGCATCTTTTTGCGTTGTGGTCATATTAGGCATACGCACACCTTTAGTGGTGCTTTGTGCGTCTAAGATGGCTGATGCTGAGGGCGAAGTAGTTCCAATGCCCAAATTCCCACTGGCACTGAACATCATTCGAGTAGTACCAGCAGTAATTGGATTGCCGCCTAATACGTTTGATTGCTGAAAAGCCAAATCACCAAAAGCATTAAACGAACCTGCAATGGCCCAATTGCGTGTAGCCGCATTGGCGCTATCAGCATAAAAGGAAAGTGCGGGAACTGTCGAACCGCTTTGAACACGGATTTCAGCAGTGGTGCTGGTGCCCGATACGTGCAACTTTGTTGTGGGCAAAGCAATACCCACTCCCACATTGCCACTGCTGGTGGCAAAAGTTGCATCCGTGGTGCTTGTATAGCTTAATGCCGATACAGCCCGTCCCGCCGTCAAGTTAGCAACGGTGACTTGTTTGGTCGCGCTTGATTGAACGATGGGGAGTACCTCAGTACCGGCAAGAGGAACTGTTGATGATGGTAGAGCAGAAATTTTTAAATCAGCCATGATTTATTCCTTTGGAGACAAGATTAACGCAGCAGTTAAGCCGCTAATGTTTTTATTAGTCATATCAGCATAGTGCCGCTAATTACCAACTCTACAGTTAACACCGCTGTCGTGGGTATGTAAATAATTGTTCCGTTGACTATCCCGGTTGAGTATGATAAAGAGTTGCCGTCATAAACTAATGCACCAGACGGGTATGCAGCAGTCCAAGGCAAAATGATTTGAGCACCAGCGTTTGCCTTGATGCTGGTTGCGGGTGTAATGGTTATAGAAAAGTAAATCTGCTTACCTTTCTTATTATACGTGCCTGCTATGGTGGGAGTCCCCACATAAGTCCAATTCGCGTTAAGCGTTGGCGCAAATGAGATATTTTCCCCCTCGCCGTGACGAGTCAAGTTAGCTAGTTGCCATGTTGCATCGCCCCCAAAACCCAATGGTAGATAAATTGGAATGATCCCATAAACATCAACAATGCCCGTATTAGCTGTACCTGCAATATTGCTAGTTGTTGCTGCATTGGATGGTGTTGATCCAGGGTTAATGATGGTGATCCCACGAACGGCGCCCACAGAGCTATCCATGTGAACCAAGTCACCAATATTCACATTTGCAGACGTATTATTATTGGCCCCCCTCGGTGAAACTATAGTTATATTGGTAGTATCTGTATCCATGTAAAACATAGACCGCTGCGCAAACTCACAACCACACGAAATAAAAGATAGTGCATTGCATTCGGTAAGAACAAACCCATTTCCTTGCCCACCTGCATTATCGACTGCACAGCTAATTGCGCTACTATAAGTAGTTCCATTGAATAAGTATCCCCCACCAATAGAATAGCAACTTTCAAGAGTTATACTTGTGTTTGTTGCTGCGCTTACAATAGCATAACCACCATCAACAAGAACCTTGCAGTTCTTGACGTTGCCTTGGAATGTGCTTGTTGCTCCAGTCCCTTCGCCAAGGACAATAGCATTGCCTGTACTCGCAGTCTGAGAATCTACACACACACTTTCTATACTGTAATCATGCCCACCCGATAAAAGAATTCCTACCCCTGCACCAGCCCCCCCATGATCCAAAGATACTAGGAAATTTTTTAGCGTAAGCCCGACAAAGTTGGTAAATACAAGACCATTACTGCCTGCTGTTGTGCTGTCAAAATTGAAAATGGTATTGCCTGCATATCGAACGCCATGATTTGCTAATGCTGCCCCATCACCTTCAAGTATAAATCCGTTACTTCCGTCCAGTGTGAGAGTTGCAGATAATGAGTAATTTCCCGCTGGTACTTTGACATGGCTTGATGCCGCAAAAGCCGCAGCAAAAGCGGCATTGTTTATTAACGCAGAAGCACTAGGACTAGCCCCAAAATCCAACACACTCACAGACTCACGCAGTTTGGCCTGAACGGTGGTCGGGACGGCTCCGGTGCCTGCGGCGATATAGCCTATCAAAGCAGAACCGCCTGACGCAGCTAAAGCTGCGAGGGTGGCTTGGTCAGGGCCATTTAAATTGTCTACCGTCCAAATCAACACATTTGTTGCGCTGTAAAGAGCCAACTTATAGCTGGCAGAACTTAGCCACACATTGGCCTCGCCACGGCTGTCCAGAACGATGGGGTTGATATTGGCGCTAACGCCAGTGCTGTCGGTGTAGGTGGCTAACGGTGTGGTTGTGCCTGCTTCGTAGGTATACAGCAACCCACCAGCCAGCGGTGCGCCGTTAGCATCAAAGAATTGCAGTTTGGGCGTAGTAGATATAGAAACAGCAGGCATACATTACTCCAGCAAGATCAAGCCGCCGTCCTCTTGAACGAGGTTGTCGCTAATTTCAGTCAAAAGATTGTTTTGCACAGTCGCTTTTGCATATCCCGACAAAAACGAAATAACGCTTCCAAGGCCAATTGCGACCCCGTTGCGGGTGGACATTCCAAAAAAACTCATTGCATATTAATCGGTTTGCAGAAAATCGTGCCACCAGTAGAAATCTGGATTGCGCTTACTCGCCAGGGGCCGCTTACATTAGTCGGCACTTTAAACGGAATCGGCGTAAACGGAGGAACTGGTGTGCTGGCTGTTGTAGCAGTAACGCCTTCCCCAACCAACACATAGCAGGATTGGTCAGACCAAACCATCACACCTTGGGGGCCAGCAGGCCAAGT